CAGTAATTATATATTTAGCCAATTAATGTTCCTCATCCTTTAAATATTTTTTACAAGTAATCACAATAGGATGTTCTTGAGAATTAAAAGTTAGAAAAAATATTTTAACATCTTCAGGAGTAGTCCCACAATAACTATATGATTTTGAGCAAGATCGACAAAGATGATCTTTTATTGTATATTCTTTCATGTTTTCTCCTTTATTTATAGTTCAAATCCTATTTTAAGTTTGTAATCATTATCTACAACCTTCCACCATCTTGGGGCTCTATCTGAAGAATAAGCTTCATTTATAGCATTACATATATTTTGAACTTGTTCATAAGATATGTGATTTGGTATATTTAGAAATTTTTCATTTGGATAATCTCCATTAAAATTATCAGTCTCTACTATTCTCATTTTACAACTCCCTTCCACAAGTAGGGCAAACTTTCGGAAGTTTTATTACTAATTCTTCAATGTCTTTTTTCAATTGTTCATTTTCCTTTTTAATATTAGAATAAGAATTAATACTTCGCTGTAATTCATTCTTTTTATTCTTAATTTCTTCTAATACTAAAAATCTTTTCTTTAGTATATCTAATTTACTACTAATTAAGGAAAAGTCAACAGAATTCTTTAATTTATTTTGAATATCCTTAAAAATATTAAATTGATTATTTAAATTTGTAAGTATTTCTTGTTTTCCTTTTATAGAGGAGGTTAATTGAGATATATCAATTAATAATTTTCCTGCTTTCTCTTTAATTGGATTAAAATAATCTATATCTTTTTGTAAGTTAATATACCTATCTTTAGTAGATATTAAGAATTTTTTATCTATTATTTTATCTTCTATAATTAATTCTAATTTTTCAATAGAATCAATTATTTCTTTTGCTTTATCAACCCAATGGTATTGTTCATACTCTTTTTCTTGAGAGCTAATTTCCTTATTTAATCTATTTAATTCTTGATTTGATTTTCGTTTCCAGGATTCAACCAGAGTAAACATTATGTCAATTACATCTAATTTTACAATTTTATTAAGAAACTTTGCTATTTCTCCAGAAGATTGAGAAATAAGAAAAGATGATTCTTCTTGTTTAGATATATTAAGTTCAGTAATATTTAATGCTTTGATTACATCTTCAGGAACATTCTTTCCCATAGCTTCAAATTTTTCATCATCAATAGTATATCCATTAAAATCTTTATTCCGTATTCTAGATATTACTTTATCTTCCATAGTAGTAATTATAAAAGAACAATCATCTTTTTCAGTAGCCCATCTAGATATGAAAGAAGTTCCTAAAGGTCTATTTTCATAAAGCCAATAGAAACCTCGAAATATAGCAGATTTTCCTTTATCAGAAGCACCTATAATTATGTTTATTCCTGGAACAAAATTTAATATTGATTTAGTGTGTGATTGAAAATTATGTAATTCCCATGATTTGAACATTGTCTCCTCCATATTTAATTAAAAAATTCCACATGGAAATAAAGGAGCCTTTCTATTTCCATGGGAATAAAATAATGTCTCACGACATGTTACCTGTAGAGTTCTCCTTAATTTAATAAAATAGTATTATCCATACAGATAAATATTTAACAATTTTTACTTTCACAAATTCTTTTTATTTGAGATTCTAATAAATCTATTTTTTCTTCTTGATATTTAACGTATTCTGCAAGAGATAGAAAAAATCCTTCTATTATAGTATAAACATTACCTATATAATAACCATTATATTTTAATTTTTCTTTCTTTATTCTATCTGCATATTTTAATATTTCTTTTATATTATTGAATTTTTCATCAGAATCGAACACAATTATTGGTGGTGCTTCACTGCCTGGATCTACTTTCATGACTTCTTCTCCGCTAAGACGTTTATTGTCTTGATAATGCCCATCAAAGTCCACGCTCCAATGTCCGATAAATTTTGTTCACGCCTAAAAGCCTCTTTTACCCCTTCCACCGTCTCACGCCTTACCCGATCTTCCGTCTCCTCGCGGGTCTCGCCGATGGGGCCGAGGGTACGGATTGCACTTGAAATGTGGTCAACACAATGATTATAGGCGGTGTCGTCGTCTCCCAATAATCCATCAGTTTCATCGGGGGAAATCCGCTCCAGCTCGGCGACGTGGATACACCTAGCCCGCTCATTCGCCCGGACTATAGTTTTTATTAGTTTTCCTAAAGCCGAACATGCTTCTTTACTTGCAAGTCCTATAAACTGATCTACGTTTTCACATTCAAGACCAGTCATAAAAGCGCGGAGCTTTTCCAGACCATCCGCCCTGGCTTGCTCCAGATCGGCGGCGGTGTAGAGTTTGTCGCTCATATTCCGTCTCCGTCATAATCAGTTTCCTGAATATCGTTGGACATCGGACCGCAATCCGGCTCTTCTTCTTCGTATTCATCGGAATCATTATCTTCCCAATCATACTTGTCACTCATTTCTTCCGCGCTCCTTTCGCTTCATCCTCAGATTCGGCAAAATAGGAGTCAAGCTCTTCCTGCAACTTCTCCGAACATTCACGTTCCCATGCATCACCATATCCGCAATAGTTCAGATGGTCATATGCATCTTTCAAAAGACGTTTAACTTTTTCCAATTCTGATTCACTCATTCCTTCTCTCCTTTCTCTTTGGAATTATGCCATTTGCATTTTCCACATTCCATCTGCTCGCATGGAATATCTGTTAGTTGCCTAAAAACCACCCGCCTATCATTTTCTAATACCGCCACAAACACCCCGGTACTTTTTCGTTCAATATTTTTTATTGTATGAGAGGAAGTGTCTCTAAAACCTGGAGCACTTTTCTTAAGATAGACAGTCTCACCTATTTGGGGCTTCGTCATCCCTTCTCTCCTTTCCTCTCGGGAATAGATTTCCAGCCGGGACATGCAGGTATTTTCTGGGCCCGTTCTCTCATATAATGCTCAGGATCATCGATTCCGAGTATTTCATTCGATTCTTCAAAGTAGTCGTCAAAGTTCAAGCAGGTTCCACAAATTTCCCCTTCAAGGATTTTTCTATTCGGAAATTGAATAATCATTCCCCCCTCCTTGCCGAGGATCGCGGCACGCAGGTCTGGCATTTCTTGCGATCCAACAACTCCAAAAGAAAGCACCCATTTAATGGCCTTATCCGCCGCTTCCTCCAACTTGGCCTTAGCGTAGGCGTCGAGGGCGAACTGAATCACATTTGTTGCTACGTCGATGTCCCAAACAAAATATGGTTTTTCGCTGTGACTAGTATCAATAAAGCATTCTTCGTGTATAATTCGTGCAATCTCTTTTGCATCTTTTTCTATCATAACCTTTTGTATTGTATTCATATTTTATTTTCCTTCTTTAGAAATAAAATACTAAAATAAAAACAAAAAGTCAACTTTTTTTTAAGAATATTGCTAAACTAATACCTATTGGAGCTATTATTTCAGAAAATAAAGCAGGGAAAATAGAATATAAAAACTGTATAAAATCTCTATTACTTTTAAAAATAAAAGCTACCCAATCATAAAAATCAGTAATATTTTCTTTCATATTATCTTTGTTTTCTATTGTTTTTTCTTTCATTTCATTTGTTATTTTTTCAAGCTGATTCATTATTTTATCAATTTCATTATCAGCAATACTTAATCTATAACGGAGTTCATCATATTGTTTTTTGTTATTTTCTATTTGTTCAATATTTTTATATTGTTCGAGAATAGAAAGAATATGTTCTTTATTTCTTCTTCGATCTATTAAATCAGTTTTTAGAGATTCTTCTTGTTCTTTGAGTATATTTAAAATAATATTTTGATTTTTTTTATCAGAATAATGTTCTTTTTCTTGTTTTTCTGTAATAATAATCATATATTGATTATATCGTGTTGCTATAGCCGAACCAATACTATAAGAGGTTACAATTATCCAAAGAATTGAAATAATAATAATAGGGAATATTTGTACAAATTTAGAATATCGTTTAATAAGTGCAATAATAACTTGAAAGGAAAAAACCATGAAAAGAGTCATAGTTACCGATTGAAATAAAGCTGGGAGAAAAGGCTGAGATTCAAAAACCCACATTGTTAAATAATAACCCGATATAATAGAAGCACCTATTCCAATAATTCCCATAATAATACGAATAAAAGAAATATCAAAATTCTTAAATCTTTTTCTTCTTTGAAAATGGGATCTAATTATGTTAGGAATTAACTTCGACTTTTTGTGAATTTCTTCTGAAGATAAAAATGATTGATAAATTATAGTTGCTTCATCTATAGGTAAATGAAGAGATTCAGCAATGGATTCCATGGGAGGAGAACCATTATAGTAATCGTATAATCCTTGGAGATTTTTATATATTTCTTTTTTTTGCATTCACTAATTCCTTTTCCAAAGATATTCAAAAGTATCCCATTCCATTATTACAATTGGTTGAGTTAATGCTTTCTTCTTATGTACAATCATCCAATAACGGCCTTCTTTTGTATTTGTTTTTGCTTGTTCAATTGTAGAAATTAATGAAAATGATTCAGTATTTTTACATTCAATATCAAAAGGGAAACTCTTATATATATCCCCTCGAAAAACAATGTCAACTCCTCTTTGTCCCATTTCTTTACTATGAATTAAACACTGTTCATCTTGTTGATTAAATTGAACATTAAATAATTTAGCAATTCTTTCACATACCCAGTATTGAAGATTTCTTCCTTTTCCTTTTGCTGAAGAAATTTTAATTTTCTTATCTACTTTATTCAATTTTTTATAAATATGAATATCAAATAATTCATCAGGTTCAAGAATATTTTTTATTCGTTGTATTTCCTCAGTAGATAATTGAATCCACTTATTTGACATTATTAATCCTTTTCTTCTTTTGCAATTTTTCCCATTCTTTAATAGACACAAATTCAATAGCAGTTTCTCCAGGGACATGTTCATTAGTATTCCCAATATAAACTTTTTTTATTATAATTAAAAAAACCAAATTTTTTAAATATTTTATTTAATTCTCTTAAATTTATGCTAATCATAACCTACTCCATTTTTCCCATAATATATTTTTATCTACACAATCAGGACACATATGCTTCCACTCTTCTTCTACTTTTTTTGATTTCCAACCATCCTCTTTCATTTCATTCATAAGTTCATCCCAATTATCATCTACATCAAAACTATCACAGAAATCACAGAAATCACAGTATACATCAAAATCATTAAAAGGTTTGTTTTTTTCAATCATAATATTACTCTTTAGAAATACAAATATATAAATAAATATTAAATTTTAAAAAGCTAAAACCAAAATTAATATAAAATCCTGGATAACATACAAAATGAATAATAGGTAAAAAATTCCAAAAAGAATGTTCCCAATAAATTCCAAAAGAACTATAATTACCTTTTCCAAAATTTTTTTCAAAATAACTATTCATATTTATTTTTCCTTATAATCTTAATTCTTTCTTCAATCTCTTCCCATTTTTGAATAACTGCTAATCTAAGATCCTCCTTTAATCCATTTTGGTCAATATACTGAATTAAATCTTCTCGGGGATATATCTCATTTCCTATTTTATCCCAAGTAAGTTTATCCGCACGTTTAAGAATTTCTCCAGTTTCTTTTGATCGACAATCAAAAAGAAAATCTACATTTGCTGAAATATCATCAATACCATAATCAAAAATAATTGGAACAAAGCAACTTCGATATGGCCTAGGATGCCGAGTCTTTTCAGCAGTTGTTTCAATAAGAACACTTACCGTTCTTCCTTCTTTTTCCTCCTTTTCTCGTAATTTACTATAGATTCTTGCTGTTTCATAAAAACCTATAGCTCTCCCTCCCCCTAATCGATTCTTTTTCCCATACATTCCGGCATTAGCATTATCTCGTTCCTGAGATATTACATAAAGAAGAGCATTCTTCTCAGCAAGTTTAGCAGAAAGTCCACGAAACATTTCTTGTGAAAGAAACTTTGCTGAAGCCATTCCGTAAGAACCTTTATCCAATTCTTTCCCTTTATCATAAGCTTTATGCCTTTCCTCCTTTCTATCTTCTATTTCTTTTGAAGAAAGTGAATCAAGAGAATCAAGCACATAAATACCACATTCATCTTCTTTCAAAACATCAAGAAATTTGCTTACATCCCACTCCCATTCTTCTACCGTCAAAGGAATTTCTCGTTCATCTCTATTTGGATTTACAATTTCAAAACCATAGAGATTATTACTATTTATTGTATTTCCACCTTCGATATCTGCATATTTCCAAATAAATTTATCTTTGAATGTATGATAAGCTGATGCTATAAGTTCACAAGCTTTAAATGTTTTTGTACTGGATGATCCCCCCCAATCTCTTACAATGGTCCCTGCTTCATACCCCATACCAAATCCTATTTTCTCTCCTCCTCCCACTACAAGATCAAGAAGAGTGCTCCCAGTTGAAAAATACAATTTCTTTTTTTCTTTCTTTTCTGTCATTATATATTTTCCTATGCTTTCAAGTAATTTATCCATTTTATTTATGAACAAACAGACCACACTTTAATAAGAATGTGGTCGATTTGTTCTTTTTATCTTATCTACTTTTCGCCGCTCTGCACTTATCCCAAATTGAACAATTATCACATTCCGGTTTTTTATCATTATCTCTACCAAACATATATCCAGAAGGACAAGTAAGAGAAGATGTTTGAGATTCAACAGGAGAACTTTGACGAGTAGGAGTTTCCGAATTTCTCCTAACAGTTTGAGGTTCAGAAGAAGTTGAACGTACTACTTCCTCTGAAGGAATAGCAGTCCGTGTTCTTACTTCTTCATATGAAGGATTTCTGTGGATAGTTTCTTCAACAATTTTTTCTTCTCTGTCCCCTCCATAAAACAAAGCTTGAAGTTCTTCATAAGATTTAACAATAAGTAAAGCAGAAAAATCAATAGCTTTATCCATCATTTCTTTAGTAATATCAAAGTCTCGTTTTTGAAATTCAAAATCTTTAAAAATAGTAGTTTCAAATCCTCCTTTCTTTTCCGTAGTAGTACGAAAGAAAATTGTGTATCCTCCAACAGCTTCAGCAAAAGGAAGATAAGTAAGTCCTTGTCTCTGAGCAAGAACTTTATTCTTTTCAATCATTTCTTTTTCAAAAAGAAAATGACTTACATCAAAAACTAAAGGAACAAACCCATCTACTTTTGCATTAAAAACATTATAGATAACTCGTCTACTAGGATTAAGTGCCTTACATTCATCGCTATCCCACCCCTTAGCTTTCTTTACTACTTCCATTTCTTCACAAATAGGACAAGGCTTTCCATAAGTCTTCTTAGGACAAACCACGGAAGTATTAGCTGCTCCAACATTTTTATGAATATAAAAGTCAAGATTATAATCAGGTTGACCGATCTTTGCCTTTCCAGAAACTACCATAGGATGTTTATTCGAAGTAATATAATAAGGAATAATATCAATTCCCCCCTCCCCAGACTTTTCTGTTTTATAAAATTTTGGTGCCCCAGAAGTGCATTTACTCCAATCAAAATAAGATCCCTTCGATAATGAACTATCATACCTGTCATTTCCAAACATTCCCATAATTTTTCTCCTTACTTGTTAATTTAGATATTTCTTGAACTTGTTAAAATTATCCTCCTAATAAATCCTTTCTCATTTGTTCTGAAATTCCATTAGTACTTTGTCCTTGTACTGAATAATAACCCCCTAACCAAAGTTTTGTAAGATTTCCAATCTCAGTCTTTCTATCATCAATTGTTGCAACTGCTGATTCAAGATAATATACTTTTTCTTTTATTTCAAGTTCCTTCTCAAACAAGACATTTAGTTCAGCATCCGAATCTACCATAGCTTTAATGGCCGGTTCTGTTGTCTTTGTTCCAGGAAGAGGATTAGCTCCATAGAAAAGAAGTTTTTGTGCTGAAACCAATTTAATTTTTTTTGCTATAGCATCTTTTTGTGATCTTGCATCAGCAAGTAATTCTCCATAAAAACGAAGTAATCCCGGATTCCTTTCCGCTTCTTTTTCCAATTCAAATCTGTTAATATTTACATCCTTTTCAAACTCTTCACCATAAGGCTTTCCCATTAATATATAACTCCTTCTTCTTTTTTCCCTCTTGATAAATTAGATGCTTCATAGCATTCAGAAATTAATCCAGGAAATCCAGTATTAAATAATTCTTTTAAAAAAATATTTAATTTTTCCGCCGTGAAATCATCTACCTTCCCTAAAATACATTTACTTAAATACCCTAATATAGCTCTTCTTATTCTCTCTGGCTCCTCCTTCGCTTTTTGTAAATTTATCAAAGCTTTTGATATAGTATTCCAAGGTACATTTTGAGCAATCATCCGGCATAATTCAATTACCTCAGAATTTTCTCCATATTCAGTTATATTTTCAATATATTCTATTTTATCAGTATCGTCTACAATGTTGGAAACAGATTCAAGTAAAACAATAGCATTCCTTAAAACACCTTTAGATTTTTCCGCTATTTTATCAAGAATATCACTGTCTACTTCTAACTTTTCAGCAATTTTAATCCTTCGTAATTCTTTATATACTTCATCAACTGATACAGGTTTAAAATTAATAATTGTAGATCGTGAATGAATAGCAGTAATAATTTTTGTGGGTTCAGAAGAACAAATAAAGAAATAAACATAATCTGGTGTGTTTTCTAAACTCTTTAATAAAGCGTTTTGTGCTTCAGATGAAGCTTTTTGAAATTCATCTAAAATAATTACAATATTTTTTCCTAGTAAAGGAGGAGAAGAAATAAGTTCAATTATTTCTCGTGATGTATCTACTCCATTTGTATTTGAACTATTATATTCATAAATACTTGTTTCCTCCGTAAGTTTATGAGCAAGTAATAAAGCCATTGTAGTTTTTCCAGTTCCAGGAAAACCTGTAAAAAGAAAACAATGTGGCAAATGATTAGAAAAAGAATTTTTAATAAGTTCTACTTCTTTTTTATTTCCTACAAATTGTTCAAACTCAATAGGTCTATGTTTCTGATACAGCATCGAAAAACTCCTTTTGTGTTAAATCACAAGCAATACTAAATTGTTTATAAGCTTCATTTTCTTCTCTAGTTGTCCATTCAAGATTGTCCATTCTACAATTTTTAGGATCTTCATCAATATGATGTACTTCAGGTTTATTAAATGGATTTGGAATGAAAGTTTCGGCGACTAAACGATGAATTTTTTTATGTTTTCTTTTTTGTTTATTCCACAAAATAACAGCGCAATAAGAGTTTCTAAAACCTTCCATATTAATATAAAGAATATGTTTATTTTTTTTATTTCTTACTTGTCCTAAAGTAGAAACTTCATATAAATTTTCATAATCTTTTACTGGTTTCCAAATTTCTTCAATCATTATTTTATTTGTCCTAATTTCGCCCAAGGATTTATATCAAGAATAGATGTTTTCCATTCTCCATTATTTTCTTTTTCCATATCCCAAACGAACCAACCAGTAATAAGATTCCCTACATGAAATAATCCATCTTCTCGAATAGGGGATCGATAATCTACTTGTCGATTAAAGATATAAACATGATCTAAATAATTCCATATACCTCTTTCATTTCTTTGATATGCTCCAAAAAAATTAGTTTTTCCTAAAAAAATAAACTTTTTTCTTACTAATTTTTGTGCATGAACAACAAATTCATCCCAAAGAGAAAAAGGGGGATTCGTTACAAGATATTCAATAGGGATAATGTCAAATAAAAAGTTATAGTTATCTCTTATTAAATCAATAGAGACAACAGTATATCCAGCTTCTTTCAATGGTTTAACTATTGCACCTTCTCCACAAGCAGGTTCAACAATTCCTTTTTCTTTCGGAATCAAATTCAATTCTATTAATTTCCAAGTTAAAGAATAAGGAGTTTGATAAAAATCTGATTCGGGACGTTCAGATTTTATTTTTCTATTTGCATATGCTTTTCCCATTTAATTTTCCTTTTATCCAAATATTTTTTTACATTTAGGACAAACATAAACCAAATCATTTTCATATCCTTGAATAAACCAATCATTTTTTTCAAGTTGAATTTCAAGATCATCCTCATCTTGCGCGGTAAGAATAATTTCATCATTCAAACAAATATCACAAGTTACTTTATAGTCTTCATAAATATTCATATTACTGTTCCTTTTAAATATCCACATTCTTCTAGTTCAGCCCAATTACCATCTATTGCAGATCGTTCTTTTTCTACCATTAAAGGAATATCAATAAAATTCCAATGTTCCTTTACTTTTATGCAACTATTTTTATAAATAATTTGATCTACAATTTCTTCTTCTTCTACAACACAATCAACAACCTGATCATCATGAATTTCAAGTATATATTCTGATTGTAATCCTTCCTTCATAAAATCTTTATCTGATTCTTTCATAGACCACAATAATACATGAAAGGCCGAACCTTGAATGGGATAGTTCACTACTGTTTTCCGATCCATAGGAGCATAATATCTAAAACCAGTTAAAGAATCAATATATCCTTTTTTACAATAATCATACCATTGTTTTTCTCTCCATTCTTTATATTCAGGAAATTGAATATTCCAGAATTTATATTCGATCTCTTCTACATGTTTTTCAAAATCTCGATAATTCTGAATTCCATGATTATATAAATGTTGTTTAATTTTATTATCAATAGTGTCCCAAATATCAGGAGCAACTTGTTTATAGTATGACCCATAAAATTCAGGAAATACAAATTTATTTTTAGCATAATAACGAAGTAAACTCGGTAATTCTTCTTTACTCATAAAGAAAAGAATCATTCCAACATCCCGATGCATATCGGTATTCTCTGAATCAATTACATAATTAAGAAGATTTTTATCTCTGCAATAACAAGCGGCTATTCCGACTTCTACGGATTTAAAGTCATAATCAATTATTCTTCTTCCTTTACTTGGGATAATTAAAGAACGAATCAAATGCATAATATCTTTATCTCGTTTAGGGATATTCTGTAAAGAAGGACTATCAATGGAAGATCGAAATGTAACAGGAATTCCAAGATTGATAAATGCTCTTATTTTTCCATCTATAATTTCTCGTTCAATTTGATGAATATAAGTTCCCTTTGCCTTTTCCCATTTTTTATATTCAAGAATATTTTTAATAATTGGAATATCTATCTTTGCTATTACATTCTTAGAAGTAGAAGGAGCATTTCCATCAGTCAATTTTCCTATAGGAGTTTTACAAATATCATAAATTAAATGCCCTATATCTTTAGAAGATGTGAATTTAAATTTTCTTTCTCCATCCCATTTATTAAGAATAGGATCAGAATAAATAGCTTTTTCACATGATACAAGTTTTTCATTAACATAATTCTTTGCTTTTTCAATAGTATCAATAGCTATATTTAATCCTCTATTTTGTACTTTTGTAAGAAATGGTTGAGATTCCATAAAAAATCGGAAACCTTTTATAGTATGATCATCGATAGTATTTATTTGTAATTGATATAACCAAAATTCAAATAAAGAATCTTGAGCACAATAATAAAGTCTTTCTCGTAATGGAGAATATTCCATTTTATTTATAGCGTTTCCACCATAAACATCTTCTTCATCTTTATCCGCTTCAATATATTGGTCAATTACAGAATCATATCCTCCAATTCCAAAATATTTATAAGTAAGAAACTTTAGATTTTTTATCCCATTACTGTTCATTACATGTGCGGCCAACATACAATCATGTTGCCATTTTTCAACCCATTTTCCAGCTTGAACTTTTGACCATTGATGTTCAAAAGTAAGATTATGAGCAATTTTTCTAACATTCTTATTTTTAAGAAATTCCCTCCACGTAAATAAAAAAGTATCTGTATAAAAAAAGGGAAAAGCTATTGATTCTTTTCCATTAGAAATGGAAACACATAAAATTCTTTGTCCAAACCTATGAGGCTTTTTTCCGGTAGTTTCGTAATCAAAAGCAATAATCGATTGCTCCATAGCCCATTTAATATAAAAAATTGCTTCTTCTTCGGTAAATATAAGTTTTATTTTATTATCATATTCAAATAAAGGGATTTCTTTTTCTATAAGTTTTACTATTTCATCAATATTATTTTTCCATTGAACTAAAAATCCTTCATCTTTTTGATTTATCATAATATCAAAAGGAGAATAAATAGGACATACCCACTTTTTCATTTCTTGTTCTGGAATCAAAGAAGTACACCAATCCCGATAAGATGTTCCTTTAACTGCTCTTCCATCTAATTTATACCCTATAAGGGAATCCCAAGAAATATCCCCCATAGGTATTATTATTTTTGGATTTTTTTCTTTTATTTCATTTTGTAAAAATTTTCTACAAATAGTTTGTTGTTGAATTGTTGGTTTTGTAAGTTTATCCAATTTTTCTTGTATTGGTCTACATCGATTTGCATATGTAACCCAACAATCTCGTTCTATGTTTATTCCTTTTTTATTAAATACATCTTTTAAAAAATTACCATAAGATCCAGAAAAAGGAAGACCATATAAATCTTCATTCTCAGAAGGAAAATCGAGAATTATCATTATTTTCTTTCTACCATATCCCCATATAGGAATTTTCGGATGAGTACAAGTTTTATATAGTTTACAATCTTCACAATTACCCGAGGAAATAATATCCTTTTTTTTAGGAATTTCATCTCCTCGAATAATAGAAATATCTTTAAGATCAAAAAATCCGGTATCAGACAATTTAGATTCCTTTATTATTGAATTGCCATTAAGATAACTAATCCAATAAAAATAAATATGTATAAAATAATCATTTTATTTACAATTAGTAATAAAATTTGTATTGGGTGTCAATCCATGATATTCAGCTTCAATTGCATTAATAATATTTAATGCTTTAAATCCATATTCTATTTTTTCTTGTTTAGATGTTTTTTGAGTAATAACACCATTTAATACACTACGACATAAAGATATATATTCTGAAAACTTATCAGGATATACTTCATTTAATTCATTTTGGTTCATCATATTTTCCTTTATTTATTTTTCTAATAAAACAAAATAAAATTTAGAATTTTTATTACTTACTAATAAAACAAATCTTCCTTCATTTTCTAATAAATTAAATTCATAACCATCCGGCTTTATATTTAATAAAAGTGTAGCATCAATACTAAATGTTTTAAAATAATCTTTACCCCATTTGTCACTTCCATTTATTTCAATTAGTTCAGAATTATTCCCTAATTCATTTTCTGAATGAAAAATAATTCCTTCTTCAACAAAAGTAAAATTAATTGTCTTTCTCTTATAAAAAAGAGTATGAAAAAGCATATTTCTTTTAATAGCTTCTGAAATATCTATAGAAAAGACTCCTTTAGGCGTTCCTTCTTTTTCTTTATATGTTCCCAATATACTTAATAAGTTATTCTTCGGAAAGTTTTCTTTAATAAGTCCCTTACATGCAATAATAATATTATCTTCTGTCCTAAAATAAACCCAATTACTATAGAAATAATACTCTTTAATATTAGTAAATTTGACAAGATCCTGAGCATTTATATCTCGAATCCATACTGTTTCCATTTCATTTTCAATTATTGAAGAACAAAAAATCTTATTATCCGTAGAACAAACTTGATTCTTATCAATAAAAACTCCTCGAAGATTTGCTAGATTATTAGGGATAATAGAATTCTTTATTCCCTCAATAAGAGAAACAGGAATGGGTTTCCAATAATATTCAGAAGGAAGAATTGCAAAAATCTTTCCTAAAATAATAGAACTAACTACTTTTATTTCAGACTTTGATTTTTTTGATTTAATCTTGATAGATTCTTTTTCAAATTCCATATTAAGAATTTCATCATTATACTTTGTAAGAAGTTTATAAAAATCGGTTGCTCTCACTGTGCAATCAATTCCTTCATAAAAAGGAACAGCGATAAGCATAAATTCATTAAAAGCATAAATATATCCATCTTTAATAACAAAAAAATCAGTTCCTTCCCTTACATCAATACCCGGAAGACATCTTTTTAATCGTTCAAGTATTTCTTGTCGTTTAATTTCCATAAATTATTTCCTTATTTGTTCTAATTTAAATAATGCTTTCCCAATAACATCCATCCATTTTTGAACTTTACTTTCCCATGTTTGAGTTAAAACCCATTGATAAGCTGCTTCTACTTTTTTTTGAGTTTCTTCTTTATTCTGATAACAATATAACATAGTTGAAACCATTTCGGCTATATCTATCTTCGGTCGAATCATATTATTATCATTATGCCCAAAAAATAGATAACCTTTTGTAGGAACTAAATAACCCCTATTTTCATCTTCCCCAATTATTTCTAAAAATGATGTATTTTTTGGAAAAACTAATGGTTTTTTTGTAGCCATAAATTCAACAGAACTTAACCCATACCCTTCTCCTGTACTAGTTGAAATTCCCATATCCGATATATTATAAATCATATTAATAATTTCAAGAGGAAATCCATTACCAGGAGTATAATTTATTGGAGAAATCCAATCTTTTCCATAATCAAGTCCAAAATATTCTCCCAATGCTCGAATATCTCCACCTTGATCTGACATGGCACAAAGGCAAAAAAGAAAAGCATCTGGAACTTTTTCTTTAAATAATTTGAATGCCTCAAAAGTAGCGAGATAATCTTTTCTTATTTGATTTCTATTTACATTAAGAACAATATATTTATTATTTAAATAAGGAGAAGTTTTTATTTTTGAATCCATGTTTTTAAAAGCAGTTAATTTAAAAAGATCAATTTCTTCTTTTGGTAATGGTTTAAATACAGAAGTATCAACCCCATATTCAATAACACTCATTCTTTTAAGTTCAGGATCTATTTTCATACAAACATCTTTTGCATATTGAGTACAAGAAATAGGATAATTTATTTTACTAACTACTTGAGTAATCCATTCTCTTTTAGGAGTCATAACATCAATTACAAAGTAAAAAAGCAAAACAAACTTTCTTTTTTCTTGAATTTTTAATAGTTTTTCCATAATAGGAAGCATGTTAAAAGTATCTTGAAGCATAAAAACTAAATCATAATTTCCCTTATCTAACATATCAAGAAGCTTTACTCTGCCCATAAGATCATTATACTTATCAACAATCGCGGAAGTAGCTGGGTGTATATTATACGGGTAAATAGTACGATCATAAGGGAATCCATCAAAATTTATTCCAAGAATATCAATATCAAACTTCCCAGTTTTATGAAGTTCTTTTAATACATTTCGTGTAACTTGAGCAAAACCTGTAGCACAAGTAGGTGAATCCCCATACCAAAGTATTTTTATTTTTTTATCCATTTTTATTCCTTTCAATATTAAGATCATTAATTACCATATCTTTAATCATTTCAGAAAATGAATATTTGGGTTTCCATCCAATTTCTTCTTTTATCTTAGTAGAATCCCCCAAAAGAAGATCAACTTCCGCCGGACGATAAAGATTTTTATCTATTTTCACAACAACATGACCATACATATTTATTGCTATTTCATCAAGTCCTTCTTTTTCCCACACAATAGGCATTTCCGCAATATTAAAAGCAATATTACAGAATTCTTTAATTGTATGAGTAATCCCTGTAGAAATAACATAATCTTTTGGTTCGGCTTGTAAAAGCATTTCATGTGCCGCTTCCATATAGTCAGGAGAATACCCCCAATCTCTTTTTGCATAAATATTTCCAAGTTCGATATGATCTATTTTATTTGTAAGAATCTTAGCAATTCCATTTGTTATTTTCCTACTTACAAATTCAAATCCTCTTCTATGACTCTCGTGGTTAAACATAATACCAGAGCAAGCATAAAGGTGATAACTTTCACGATAATTCTTTGTAATGTAATATCCAAATGTCTTGGCAACACCATAAGGACTTCTTGGATAAAATGGAGTTTGTTCATTTTGTGGAGTTTCTATTACTTTTCCAAACATTTCAGAAGATGCGGCAAAAAACATTTTCGCTTCAGGACAAACCTGTCTCATAGCTTCCAACATTCTTAATTGCCCTACAGCTGTATATTCTGTCGTTAAAAGCGGTTCAGTCCAGGAAAGAGGAACATATGATTGTGCAGCTAAAGAAAAAATAAGAGTAGGTTTAGCGATTTTCATAGCTTCAATTAAGGATGACTGATCTAAGAGATCCCCTTGAATAAGAGTTATTTTGTCCTTAATAGGTTCAATTCTTGATAAATTTGAAGTAGATGAACGACGGACAATTCCAAATACTTTATATCCTCTTCTAAGCAGTAAATCAGCAAGGTATGATCCGTCTTGCCCAGTAATTCCACTAATAAGTACATTCATTTTCGTAACTCCTTTGGTATCTTTGTTTCATCTAAAGATGTATTAAAAAAAGTAAAAATAGCTTTAATAGCATCATAAGAAGTAGTAACCCCTAAATTAGACACTCCTACATAAAAATCAGAATCTTTTGTGAGCTCCATTCCATAACTAGGTTTATGATTTGAAAATCTAACTTTATATTCTTTTTTCCCTTTTTGTACTAAAATATATTTTGATACAGTACTTCTTGCTTTATGCAATTTAACTTTAAACTTATTCTCTAATAAAAAATTACAAAATAATACCCATTTTGATATTGGATATTTTCCTAATTTTTTATTTTTTTCAATTTGCTTATGACAATAATGCAAATCGATTGGATACATTTTATTCTCCTACAAATAAAGATGAAGTGTAGTTGGATGAACCAGAAAAATTACTGTTGAAACTTCTTTGATTCATTCCTGTATGTTGAGTATAATCCTCCATTGTGTTAAAAATTTTCCAATCATTTTCAATACATTCTTTAGCAACCCAAATATCATCTTCAACAAAAGGATATTCTTTTTCATTATTTTTAATTTTCACCCATTGATCCATCATAAACTTCATAAAAACAGGATTATAAATATGACAAAGTAAAGAATAAAAAATAGCAGGATGAAAATCCCAAATATCCAGATTCTCTTTTTTATTATTTATTCGAAGATCCATTGAATAACAAGCAAATGTTCCTATAGTTGCCCATTTAATTTTTTCTTTATTCAAAGAAGGAATTACTTCATTTATAAGATAAAGAAGAATTTCAAATGATCCTTTCCCAAAAACAAGATCATCTACACAACAAAGAACAGGTTCTTCACTATTTGCTATCATAAAAGATTTAATAAGCGATTTTTTTAATTCACCAGGAGTAAAATCATATCGATAGTGAATCCATTCAAAAGAAGAGCAAAGTTTTTTCACTTCTTCATGTAAAGGAGAACAATCATCAAAAACAAAAACTCTTCCAAGATTATTTATTTTCTTAGAAAATAATGAAATTAAACTTCGTTCCATAATAGAAAGTCTTGCTTGATCTTTTACATGACAACGCATTACAATATCCATTACTTTCTCCATCCATAAATCATATCTTTATTATCTGCTTCGGGGTGTAAATCAGTTATAATATTATATCCAACCAATTTAAGAAAAGGAATTAAAGTTTCATGCGTTCTTTTTCCATCAATAACATGATAACAAGCTATAGCTATATTTTTGATATGTTCATGAACACACATCAATTGATAACAAAAAACATCAATTTCCGCTCCCTCTATATCACATTTTAAAAAGTTTATCGTTCCAAAGGTTCTGCAAAAATAATTTAAATCATAAGTAGGACTTAAATAGTTTCCTACAAGATTATATTCCCATTTTTGTTTTTCTATTCTAGTATTATGGTGAAGTAAATAAAAATCAGCAATAGATAAATAATCCTTTCCTACTGATCGAGCGGCCATTCCTGATATTATCGTAGCATTTTCAAGAGCATTTTCATAAATATATTTAGCTAATACAGAAATATTTTTTGGTTCCGGTTCTACACATATTACATGAATCTTTTTTTCTTTTATTTCTTTAATGTTCTCTTTAAGAAAATCTCCTTCAGTAGAACCTAAATCCAAAACTGTGTCATTTTGACACAATTTATAATGTTTCAAATAATCATGTTCCATAATAATCCTCTTTTATATTTTTATTTTCAAGGGAATCGAACAATCTTCATTTACACAATAATCTTTATCAGACAATTTTCCTTCTGAGTTTATATAAATTATATTATTCTCTGTCTTACTTAAGATATTTTTGTAATATAAGTTTTCACTGTATTCAGTAATAAGAAATCGGTCGATAAGTTCAATAAATGATCTCTTATTCCAATCTCTATCAAAAAGTCTACTAAATCTAAATTTTGATTCGACTACTATAAAAAAGATAATATCAATATATTTTAATATTGAGGAAGGACCTAAAATGGCTCCTTCTAAAAAAACATATTTATGATTTAAGGAAACTAATCTCTTTATTTCTTTTTCAATTTTTTCCCAATTCCACCAATTATATTGATTACACATATCAATATAATCAGGAATTGATTTACTTTTTTCTAAAAGTAATATTTTTCTATCTTGAGAAGATCCTATAAAATATTCATCAAAATGAATTATTTCTATGTCGTATAATTTACTCAACTGGTCAGTAATAGTGCTTTTCCCTGCCCCGGCACCACCAGTAAAAGCATAAACTCCTTTATTTAGATATTTAAAGTAATCATAAATATTCCAAGAAGACTTACTCATTAGAAACTCCCAAATTTCGAATAGGATTTATTGCAATTGCTTTATTTCTTTTTCCTGCTTCATGATCGTTTATTACAATTCTTTCCCCAGTAGGAAGATCACAAATAAATGACCATATATAAATTCCATAATAATCTCTTAATTTATCAATAACGGGGAAAGTTTGTTCAAAACATCTAGAAGTAGTAAGAATTATCTTATAACCCCGTATGTAACAATCTTTCAAAAAAGAAATTGTATTTAATAAAAATTCATCTGGAAATTCTTCTGGATGATAATTATGCTTAACTACTACCCCATCAACATCGATAAAAATAGTTTTCCCTTCAGGTTTGTTTATATTTTTTCCCATAATTTTCTCACTTTTTCTAAATCTTCCATTGTTCCAAACTCTACTATTTTATTTACATGTTCCGTCTTCATTTCAAGATAATACTTTTGATATGTTTTGACAATATCCTTAGTTAAATCAAGTTCGTGTTTTCTCATAAAATACATAATTTCATATGTTATCATTTTAAGTAAAAAAGTATTGTTAAATGTAAAATATCCAATAAGTCCATTATTTATTTTATCAACAGGAAGTGGATGAATATTCGAGAATATTCTATTATGTTTTTCAAAATCGATTTGATGTCGAAAAGTACCAGTTATTCCTAAAGTATTAATATCAACATAAAAAAGTTCATCACCTTCAATTTCCGCATTGCTTAACATAATAAGATCACAAAAACTGATAATGACTCCATAATCAGAATCTACATGGTCTAAACAATAAGAAAAAGAAATAGCATTATTTTGTATTTCTATTTCCCTACTAAATTCAATAGGTATTCCAGGAAACCTTCCTTTTACATAATTTTCAATAATGTCCCCATGTTTTCCAACTCCAATAATGAATTTATGAGCAATCATTAAATGCCGTTCAATAATATAATCAATAGCTTTCTTTTCTCCTATTTGTGACATAGCTTTAGGAATATATTTACTAGCTTCCCCCATTCGAGAACCATTTCCCCCAGCTAAAATAATGACATTATATTTTTTACCATGAAGCGAAAAAACTTGTCCTATCATAATATGCCCTTATTCTTTAAAAGTTTATCAGCTTCAGAACAAGTATCCTTATCCAAAGTAAATAATTTTCTATTATCATTTATATATTGACAATACAAATTTATCCCAGGTTCTAAACGAAAATGAGGAGTGTAATTTAATTTATTTTGTATTTTTGTTATATTAGCAAGACTATGCCGAACATCCCCTTTTCTTACTTTTTCATTAAATACAATTTCTTTTTTATTATTCAATTTTTGTGACATTAGTAAAGAAATATACCATAAATTACAAGATTCTTCATTACCTACTTGATACATACTATATATATATTTTTCATTTATTTTCGTAGCAGAATAATGAACTCTTGCTACATCAATATCACAAATAAGATCCCTTGTTTGATATCCATCTTCATTTAATTCAATCTTATCAGAATTGAGTATTTTATTTGCAATAATAGAAAGTACTCCTGTATGTGGATTTAATGGATTTCCATCCATAGAAAAAACAGAAAAATATCGTAAAGAAGTGACCGGAATATTATAGGTATTAGAAAATATTTCTAACATTTTCTCTTGAGTTTGTTTTGTTAATCCATATATAGAAACAGGATTATCACATAAAGGAAGTAAAAAAGAAGAATCTGGAAGAGTATTATTACAATCAGGGCAAATCGGATGAATTTCTTTTCTAAACTTAGGAAAAACTAATTGATTACATTCTTTACAAAAATAAGTTCCTTCCCCATAAATAGACATAGAAGAAGCATGAATAATTTTCCCTAAATAATTAACATCTAATAAGTATTGAAGTACATTTCCGAGAAATCCAATATTGTTATTTATATATCGTTCAATTTGATATTGACTTTGCCCTACAGAAACCAAAGAAGCTTGAAACGAAATAATGTCTGGTTTTTCTTCTTTAATAAATTGTTTCCAATCTTTTACAAATTCACCTTTTAAATTAATATATTCATGGTAGGTATTAGAAAAATTATCATGAAAAAAAACTTCATCCCCCTTATCAAGATGTTCTTTAGCAATTGCTTGCCCAATCATTCCCGCTCCACCGAAAATAAATAATTTCATTTAATAGACTCCATAATAAGTTTTACTACACACCTGTTTAGCAGATTTTACTATCCATCCGGGAATATCCTTTTTACTCCTATTTGGTCCGGTTTTGTATTTTACAACTCTTCCTTCCCAATTACAAGAGAATAATCTAAGCCAATCAAGATAAGCCGCCGCGAAATAAATAGCTTCATGAGGATTAAATGGATCAAACTTCCAAAACTTTTGTTGAAACCATGAAAGATAATAAGAATTCACATGAACCAAACCAAGATCATAAGATCCATTATATTGTGGCCCAAATTTTTCTTTTTCTCTCCATAAAAAATCCTCTGAAGTAATGGTATTCGCTAAAATATGAATAGGAATATCATATTTTTTAGCCGCATGAAAAATTGTATTTTTATATTCATTTGGAATATAAGGAACAGTTACTTCTAACATATGAGAAAGTAAATATTCTGACGATTCTCTTGGAAGAGAAATAGTAATAGGATCAGAAAAAAAAGAAAGAGCAACACTGATAAAATGAATAATTATTTTCATTATATCCTCTTATAGCCAAGAAGGGACTTGAACCCTTACGCTCATTACAAGCACGAGAGCTTAAATCTCGTGTGTCTTCCAATTTCACCACTCGGCCATTTAATTATTTATAAACTTCTTCATTCCCGGAAACCCAAGCATTCCCATAAACCCGAGCATTCCCATAAACCCGAGCATTCCCGGAAACCTGAGCATTGCCGGAAACCCAAGCATTCCCATAAACCCAAGCATTCCCATAAACCCGAGCATTCCCATAAACCCGAGCATTCCCGGAAACCCAAGCATTCCCATAAACCTGAGCATTCCCGGAAACCCAAGCATCCCCATAAACCCGAGCATTCCCATAAACCCGAGCATTGCCGGAAACCCAAGCATCCCCATAAACCCAACAATTACCTTCATGACTAAGATTATCTTCTTTCTCTATGTATCCACCTATGTCTCCTATTTTTACATCACTAAAATCTCGTAGTGCCTTAATCCTATAGAGTTTCCTAGTACCTACTTTAATGAATTGACCCATAACTAATTCATACTTCTTGGACATAATAAACTCCTTACCTATTTAAGATAAATTAAATGTACTAAATCAAATTTAATTTTTAATTCTCTATTATTTATTTCAACTGTTTTCATATTTTTCTTTTAATTAGCATCCCCATAAACCCGAGCATTCCCATAAACCTCGGCATTCCCATAAACCTGAGCATCCTCATAAACCTGAGCATTCCCGGAAACCCAAGCATTCCCATAAACCTTGGCATTCCCATAAACCCGAGCATCCCCATAAACCCAACAATTACCTTCATGACTAAGGTTATCTTCTTTCTCTACGTATCCACCTATGTCTCCTATTTTTACATCACTAAAATCCCTTAGTGCCTTAATCCTATAGAGTTTCCTAGTACCTACTTCAATGAATTGATCCATAACTAATTCATATTTCTTAGACATGATACATACTCCTATAAATTAGATTAAATTAAATGTACTAAGTAAAATAAGAGAAGTCAAGAAAAAATTAAAAACTATCCCATTTTTTTGGTTTCTCTTTCTCTCCTTTTTCAGTTTCTTTTTCTTTCCATTTCGTTTTATATTCTCCTCGATCATAATCAACTTCATTAGCCATTCTACTATCAAGTATGGGTTTTGCTATATCTAAACAAGAAAGGCATAAAACATGATCTGTAGTCCATGCTCCTTCTCTTTGTGCCAATATAGACAATCTCATTATTCCTTCGGATCTTTCTTTCTTTGTTTGATTTATTGCTATCATTTTAGTAACATGTGCTATTTTTCGTATATCTTCAGCAATTTGTTCTTCATTTCCATCATTGTTTGCTCCACCTCGATTAAACTGTGTTACAGTAAATAATGCTATATTTCTTTCTTTAGCCATATTTCGTAAAGAAATCCAAATATCATTTAATTGTTGTCGATAATCTTTTTGATACCTATCGGGAATAAGTAAATCTGCATAATCCAAAAATACCACATCGGGAATAAAATTTTCATAATTATTCAAATTATTTAAAATATTATTTATGTCTTTAATTCCTATTCCTTGAGTTGTTATGAGTTTTATATCTCCTTCTCGAATATATTGAAGAGTTTGTTCTATTATTTTTGCCAAAACTCCTCTTTCTATGGGAAACCCTTCTCTATAAATCTTATTATATTTTATTCCGTATTTCTTTCCTTCAGATACTTTTTCATTATTTAAAGTAACAAACTCAGGAATTACTATTTCTTGACTCTTCCTCGGATATCCAGAAATTGATTCCCATATTCTTCGCAATACTTGATTTTCCGTCATTTCCAATGAAATAAAAACTACTTTTCTCCCCGCAAGTACTGCTTGTTGCATAGCATAAAGAAGATTAGTTGTCTTCGATCTTTTCGCAAAAGCAGCATACGATATAAAATCTCCACGATCAAAATAACCTAAAACTTCCCCAATGATTCCAGGAAACATAAAAAGATGTTCATCTTTATCTAAAAAAGCATTCTGAATACTATCAATATCAGTAAGAACATTAATTCCTTTTATACTATTCAATTCGATCCGGTCATATTCAGATACACATTTTTCTGCTTCTTCCACATTATTAGAAGTAAGACATTCACTTATTTTTTTGTTTGTGAACTCCAAGGATCTCATTTTTAAATAATGAATTGCCTCCTTTACTGAAAATCCAACATTATTTAATTGTTTCCCAAAATCAGTTGATAGATTAGAAAGAAAAGTAGCAACCATATCTGAATCTTCTTCAGATATTAAAGCGATCTTTTTCTGAAAATAAATATCCTGTATATTTTTCCCCGGAGCTTCAGAAAATTCCTCATAATACTCTAAGACCCATTCCGCTACAGTTTGTGTATAATGAGATTTCAAATGTTTTATATTCAAGATACTCGAAATTTCTTTAAGAAAATCCGTAGAGAGTATCATATTTGCAATAAGTTTCCGCTCATAATCTAGATCAATTTTTTGTCGATGTATCATTTACTCTATTTTTCTTTCCTAATAAATTCACTCCCACAAACAGAACAAACAGCTTCTAATGCCTCATTCTTAGATTTTATTTTTTCATCACATTGACAAACAAAAGTATACCATTTTTCCAATTTTTTCTTTGGTTTTCTTTGAATCTCTCGAAAACATTTAAATACACTATCATCAATATTCAATGTTTTCAAGAACTCAACTGCTTCAAAATTTAAAGATGTACTTGCCCATCCATAAATTTCCATATGTTCAACAATAAGTCCATGCTTTTCCGCTTCTGTTTTATACTTTTTATTATGATAAACAAAATTATTAGAAGTATCTTTTATTTCAGCAACAAAGTTATACAAATGAACCATTTCATGAATAAGAGTAGAAGCTGTTTCTTCAATAGATCTATGAAGATATTCCGCGCTAATATTTATTTCATGATAATGCTCTTCTTCCCCCTTATTCCAAACTTTCTGAAGAGTAAACCATCCGGCAGGAAGTCTTTTCCCCTTCCCCGCCGTTTGAATAATAATCATAGGTTTTTCAAGAGAAGAAGAAAAAAACTTCTTATTGAACTCATCAAACATATAATCTAACGTAGAAACCGCTGGAATTAAATTCATATTTTACTTCCTTATCTTTTATGATAAATTAAATTTACTATTTAATTTTACGAAAGTCAACAAAATTATTTTAATATTTCTTCTAATACTTGTCCTTGAAAAAATTCCCCATCTTTTCCATCAATGATTTGAGATATTATATTATATTTTTCAATAAGACGACTTGCCATTGTTTCCTCTACCGTTCCTATTCCTACAGGATAATATATTTGAACATTTTCTTTCGTTCCAATTCTATGAATTCTATTTTCCGCTTGTTCATGATCAGCTGGAACCCACCACATTTCCGCCATAACTGCTACATGAGCAGCCGTCAAAGTTATTCCTGATCCTGCCGCAATAAGTTGTCCAATAAATACTTTTATTTCTTTATCCATTTGAAACTGATCAATGTATTCTTGTCTTTTTTGAGTAGGGGTACTTCCATCAAGACGAACAGAAATTGTTTTGAATTCATTTTCTATATCATCTAATACATTTTTATGATATCCAAAAATTACTACTTTTCTATTATTATCTACAAGGTCTTTTAACCAATCTATCAAAGAATCTCGTTTCGCTTGATAAGCAAGTTGTCTGAGATATTCTATTTTATTTCTTACTTCAAGTCCCTTTTTATTCTTTGTATCTTCTACCCATTTTCTAAATTGTTCATTCTCATGCCAATATTTTTCAGCTAAAACATCATCAAGCTCAAGAGGAAGAATAAACTTTTGCTTTTCGGGAAGATCCTTTAATACTTCTTCCTTTGTTTTTCGTATATGTAAAGGAGCAATCTTTTCATGAAGTTCTTCTATATTAGAAGCCCCACTAAAATCCCAACCAAAACGAGAATAAGAAGGATTACAGAATTTCTGAAAAAAATCCCATCTATTCCCAAATTGAATATGATCCAGTAAAGAAAGAGTGACCCAAAATTCTTTCGGTCTATTTCGAATAGGAGTCCCGGAAAGAAATATTCTTCTTTCAATAAGATGAGCAATCTTTAAAAAAGAAGAAACCATCTTACTTTTATGATTCCCAAACTTTTGACACTCATCAATGATAATTAAATCCGCTTCTAAATCAATGAGTTTCTTTTCCCAATCCTTTAATATATCATAGTTAATAATGAAAATTCGATAATTAGGAAGAGTAAAAGAAGTCCTTCCTGAAATAAGATAGGAACTGTTTTCTCCAGCCCATTTAGAAAGTTCCCGTTGCCAATTATATTTAATCGAAGAAGGACAAATAACTATAATCTTTTTAAATTCAGGATGAATTTTAATATAAGAAGAAGCTATAGCAGTTTTCCCTATTCCCATATCAAAAAGAACAAGCCCTTTTCCAATATTAGTTTCAAGAAAAGAAACTCCATCCACTTGGTAAGGAAATAATTCTGGATGGAGTTTTTTGGGATCTATTTTAATTATTTCCTTTGGTTTTACTTCCTCATGAAAAACCTCCTTTTTTATTAATCCAATCATTTTGAATCCAGCTTTTTCCAATATTCCTATATTTTTCCCGATATTAGGAGCAGTCCACAATTTAGCCGGAGCATTGAAAAATCTTCCTTCAAGAGTTTTTACCACGGATAATCCGTGCTGGAAATCAACACCATCAAATTTAATTTTTAGTTCCCGATTATCAATTTCAACTATTTTCATAAACCTTAGCATCCCCAGAAACCCGAGCATCCCCAGAAACCCGAGCATCCCCATAAACCTTAGCATCCCCATAAACCCAAGCATTCCCGAAAACCCGAGCATCCCCATAAACCTTAGCATCCCCATAAACCCAAGCATTCCCGAAAACCCAAGCATAACCATAAACCTGAGCATCCCCATAAACCCGAGCATTCCCATAAACCTCGGCATTCCCGAAAACCCAAGCATTCCCGAAAACCCAAGTATTCCCGAAAACCCAAGCATTCCCGGAAACCTGAGCATCCCCATAAACCTGAGCATTCCCATAAACCTTAGCATCCCCATAAACCCAAGCATTCCCGAAAACCCGAGCATTCCCGAAAACCCAAGCATTCCCATAAACCTGAGCATTCCCGAAAACCCAAGTATTCCCGAAAACCCGAGCATTCCTGGAAACCTTAGCATCCCCATAAACCCAAGCATTCCCGAAAACCCGAGCATTCCTGGAAACCCAACAATCACCTTCATGACTAAGGTTATCTTCTTTCTCTATATAACCACCTATGTCTCCTATTTTTACATCACTAAAATCCCTAAGTGCCTTAATCCTATAGAGTTTTATAGTACCTACTTCGATAAATTGATCTATAACCAATTCATATTTCTTAGACATAATAAATACTCCTATAAATTAGATTAAATTAAATGTACTAATTAATTTTACAAAAGTCAACAAAATTAACCATCATATTCTTTTGTTAATTTTCCTTCTTTTGTACAAATCCCACAATCAATAAGAAATTTCCTAGCAGATTTTTTAGAAGAACAAATTTTCTTACTATATTTTTCAAATTCTTTAATATACTTTTTTATTTCTTTTTCTGTCATATCAAACTTCTTACTTCCTTTGCTTCTTCTTCAGTAAGATCATCGGCAGCTTTCTTATCTTGTAACCAAATCTCTTCTACATGAGAACCTAAAGAAGAAAGTAAATTACCATATTTTTCCGCATTTCTTTTCCCAACAATATCATTGTCTCGAAATAATATAATACATTTATATTGAGAAAGCAAGTAAATTTGTTCATCTGATAATTTAGCCCCCATAGATGAAACAAAACCATCCCCCATTTTCCAAACAGACATAGCTCCTTCCATTACAATTATTTTATCTCCGGTAACTGAATCTATATTATATAAAGTATGCTTAGCCGGAATTACACTTTCTTCTTCAGATAAAAATAAATATCGAGGATCTTGACCTTCTATACTTCTTCCTTGTAAGGAAACCACATACTTATTAACAAATATAGGTATTATGATCCGAAACTTCCACCTTCCTATATATCCCCCTCCATAAACATCATATTTCTTTTGTATATAAAAAGGATCGAATCCCCGTTTTTCTAAATATAAATATTCATTTTTAGTGAATCGCTTTTCTTTCGGTAATTCAATGGAACTCACAGAACTTTCTTTATTTTGAGGAATAAATAATGAATTTTTTGTCTCATATTGTTTAAGTGCTTTGAATACTTCAAATTTAGAACAATTAAGAAATTGTTGAATAGTATCAAAAAGAGAATGTCCACCACACCGCCAACAATGAAAATATCCTCCTTTTAAATTATATCCAAGATGGTCAGATTTATCATTACAAAAAGGGCAAGGTAAACCTATCCAACCCTTAGACACATTTTTAACATTTTGAGTAGGTTTTATATTTAAATCATGAAAAAATTTTATAGCATTAAACATAATTCCAACAATTATTTTCACATATTAAACACATAGCACATTGCTATATTAAGCAATTGTTAACTGTGGTTTTTTATACTCTGGTTCAGTATATCCAAGCCTTTCAAACCAATTAATACCATATTTATTTTCCAATCTGACTACTGTTTTCTTTTATTTTTTCCTCCATTTCCAATTTATTTAATTCATTTTTATGCATAGTTATTATTTGTTTTAATTCTTCAATTTTTTCTTTTATAGCTTCCATATTTTTTATCTACCTTCATACTTTAATTTGAAGTCAGGATTTATTTCTTTAAATCCCCAAATAGGCCCCATCTTGTTACTACCTTTTTCACAATCAAGAGAACGAATAACAATTCCTTCTCTCGGAATATCTGCAAAAATACTTTTTCCTTTTGATAGCTCAAGCAATTCATCTTGAGTATGATTCAATACAAAATTATTATTAAGGATAGGAACTGTCTTTAAATTCATATAATCAAGAATAAAAAGTATATCTTTAAATCTGAGATATTCTTTTTTATCAATATCAAAAAAATTGTAAATAAAATACATATAGTCACTAAAACCATATTTATTTCCTTGAATACCAGGACCACATAACTCTCCTTGAAGAGCAAAACTATGTTTAAGTTCTTTTTTAAGACTTTTCATTTTGTTCTTAATATCATATTTTTCAATGACTTTTTCGTACTTGCTTCCTTTTTTAACAGTAACACGATTATTGCGAGAACAAAGGAAAAATTCTTTTCCATTATGGATAAAATTAAGATTTTGTCCATCCATCTTTAATCTGGCTAACATTTTGTTCACCTGCAATTTACTAATTGTCAGGTGGAACATTTTGTTGGATGATGGCGCGATCTTCTGGTATTAGCGCTAAACACCGCTCGTATCTAGGGTCGTCACTTCCGAATAGAGCAAAATCTTCAAGCGAATCAAAAACCTGTTCGCCACCAAACTCCATGAACTTTGAGACACACGTATCAAAAAAGGAAAAGTCATTTACTCCATCCGTAAGCTGATCTCCGATGTTTACAAACTTAACCACGATAAACCTCCTCGCGCCATCTTGGTCAGTTATCCGTGTAACTTGTTACACGGTTGCTAATCCATCCAACATTTGCTTAACCTGCACCAGTCAGGTTGAAGCAGTTGTTAGGCTTTTGGTTTGTAGAAAACCGCAAGCCCAACAATAAGCAGGCCGGCCTGAATGAATACTGCGCGCAATAGCCCTTCTTGCGCTGTTGGTAACGCAGGAATGAGCATTCCAACAAATAACGCCCCACCAAAAGAAAACACAAATGCGCGATTAAAATAACTCTTCATAATTTCTCCTTTCGCAATCAATCGGTGTAAGCCCGTAGGGCTTATGCCGTGATTGCCAGTCTAACATTTGCTTAACTCGCGAGCTACCGCGAGTCGAGTTGAAGCAGTTGTTAGATGCCGCTTTGCATATATCGCTCTACTTCCGGCATAACGTATATCATTTCTTTTCGAGTACACCCATACTTATCGGCGTAGTCACTCATCCGTTCGCCTTCTCGCGGAGTGATGCTTGGCCTTCCGGGACGATCATATTTTGCTTCACAATTACGCTCATATTCTAACCGAGCTTTGAAAGCGTTGCTTCTTTCCATTTTTGTTTTCTCCGGTTTAGTTCGTGTCAGTATAGTCGCCGTAGGCGGGTATACTGCTAAAGAATCCATCTAACATTTGGATAACTTGCAACGGTACTCCGTTGTCAAGTTGATCCAGTTGTTAAAACTCTTAATTCATTAACTCAAAGCTGACTGATTCCGAATAGTAGCCATTCGACTCGCCATACCACCGAAGATCAACCCATCCTTTGATAGTGGCTATCTTGTAGAAAGTCCACGTAAAAGAATCCTGATATTCAGGATGAACGCCCTCGGGATTTTCGGTGCTCGATGACTCTTCGGCGTGAAGAATGGGAGAGTCAATAAGAT